TTAGCATCCATTGCGGTACCTCAATGTCACTCCCACTCATCGCACATCTAGACTTCGGGAACCATGCCCTCCCATATGTGATGATGGCGTTGACGTTTGATCCCCTCACCTGTAGCCCTGGCGTTGGTATCCTCTCCTTCTCAAGCCCAACAAGCACAGCCCTTTCCGTTTCGTGTAGCTTGATGAAGCTAAACTGCTCGGTGTCCTGTCCCTTAAACTTGTCGATGTTCTGCCTACTCCTGTGTGTCATGTGTAATTCTCCCTAGTGTATGGTTGCTCAGGAATAATACCCTGAGTAAACCCGTCGTGATTCACAACGAGTTAACGCAGCATACTATTACTCATGTACAGAGTGTTCGTGACGCACCCTGTACATGGAGAGTGTCTGCCCTAGTTAAGGGCAAGCAAGCTATTCATCTCTCTGTCTTGGAGAACTGCTACCTCGGTAAACCCTTGCTCTATCATCGGGTGTTCAATTGCCCTCTCGATCAGTGCATCATACTCATCGATGGCGTAACCCTTTGCGCTAACCTGGTCTATCTCGTGGGTACTATAGATGGGGTTGTCGTCGTATATTATTGTGGCCGTGACCCTGGGATCATATCCCTTGGTGTAGTGTCGGACCTCTACCCTATACTTTTGATCCAGTGTTTCAATACTAATCTCAAGCTGCTGCCCGTCATACTTACAGTGACTCAATGCAACAGTCACATTGTATTCACCTGACTCACCGAGCATTTTTGCTAACGCTGGTAGTCGGACTTGCTCACCGCAGAAAAATAACTTTTGATGTGCTGCAACTTCTTGTGGTGCATCTTGTGTGGGGTGTTGAGATGTAAACTTAATCATATAATTCTCCTAGTGTGTATGACTGGCTGTCGGGTCAGTCTCGATCAGTTGATGAAACTAATATAAATTATGACGGGTTCAATGTCAACAACTTTTTTATTTTTTATTTTTCTTTTTTTAATGTAAGTTTTTATGCACGTACTTTTGTCTTACATTTACACATTGTACTGGACATATGAAAAACGTAATGATTACGGCTACTTAGCTGCTATGATGACGTATATGACTGGTTAATTTCTTTTTAAAGTTAGTTGGAATATAGTTGACAGGAGGAAAAAGCAATAAAAACAGTAGGTTATAAGCTGTCAGGAAGTAACATAGGGGAAAAGCCTGTCATCTACGTCAGTCCGTCCGCACAAAATGCTGTGCATCTTAACTCTCCGTGACTAGTGCAACGGGTCTTGTGCAACGTTACTGCGTACTGTGTCTTGTGCAGCTTGTCTTGACACACACGGTCGGTGATTGACACTGCGTCGACTCGACTCTCCGCGCATTGTGCTTCGTGTTCAAACGCAGCGTGTCTAACATTGATGCATTGCACATTGATGCAGCGCATTAATATTCTAGAGGCTTGACGCCGTGCATATAGTGCACGGTATATAATGCGGCGAGCCGACGCGGCGCTATAACATGTCGCGTCATAGGGAGGGGGCTTTGACGCGGGGGGTCACCCCAAAGCAGCGCGTCTAACGCACTGCGTCACCCTGCCCTCCGTAACTGGGACAATTTTTTCAGATTTACATGACGCGTCACATCATATATACTTATTTTACAGGAGGTAAACCATGGGCCGGACGGTATACTGCGTCGAATGCGGGGCACAAGTACAGGTGTACGCTAAACAAGCAGCTATGTGTGACGATTGTATTGACGAAATATGGACGAAGATAAAGAATTTCAAGCCTGCAATCCCTGAACCTCCGCCAAAGGAAAAGAAAATGTACGGTTCACCCGACTGTGACCAGAGTTTTTCTACAAAACACCTAGAAAAACCGGAAGAATTTGACAGATCCTGCCTAAAATGTTCTCAAAAGTTTAAAGCTCTTGGCAAATTCACCAGAATTTGTGATGCTTGCAAAGAAACTAACCCATATAGAGATGAACCACTAACGATATACTAAATGACTGAATCTTACACTAAGCTTATAGACGGTAACGTCGTAGTTATTGATGCCCAAACGGGGGAATCTTTAGCCGAGTCAGGTCCTTGGGTTCCAAAAGTGATACACCCAACATACACACCAGAGTTAGGAGAAGCTATTTGTCATCTAGTTAGAGAGGGGATGACTTATAAGCAGATCGTAGCCAGAATTGGGATTAAGCATATACAAACTATATATGCTTGGAGGTCAAGGTACCCTGACTTTGCTAAGAACCTAAAGGAAGCAAGACGAGATCGGGCAGATGTCTACTATGATCGGGTCATGGAGATAGCAGAGCAAGACCATATAGACAAAGAGGAAGTATCTGGTCTTAAGCTTAAGAGTGAATTGTATAAGTGGGGAGCTGAGAGAGCTAACCCTGAGTATGGAACGAAGGTTACATCGACTGGTCCTTCTGGACCTATGCAAATTATAATTGATACTGGAATCAGAAGAGGTGATGAGGTTGAACATGTGGAAGCAGAAGTTAAAGAAGATGTTCCACATGGAACACAACTGGAGTTACCTTTAGATGAATGATGTACAGACAATAAGTACAGGCTTTACACCTAGACCACTTCAAGCAACAATATATAATGAGCTAAAGCGGTTCAATGTTTTAGTTCTTCATAGGCGTTTTGGAAAGACGGTGCTTTCTATATGTGAGATGATAGATCGTGCTTTTCGTAACACCAAAAAGAATCCACAGTATGCATATGTTGCCCCTACATACGGGCAAGCTAAGAGAGTTGCTTGGGAATATTTAAAAGATTTCACTCGTAATATTCCTGGTGCTGTAGCTAATGAGGCTGATCTACGGATAGATATTCAACGGCCTGCTAGTGAAGATAAGATTCGATTAATGTTGATGGGTGCTGAGAACCCTGGAGGGATACGGGGGATTTATCTTGATGGCGTCGTACTGGACGAATTCGCAGAAATGGACCCTACGGCTTGGTCGCAAGTTATTCGACCTGCACTATCTGATCGTCTGGGCTGGGCCATTTTTATCGGTACGCCGAAAGGGCAAAATCATTTTTGGGATATCTACAATCAAGCGAAACAAAACCCTGACTGGTATGTACGTATCTATAGAGCTTCAGAAACAAAAGTTATTCCCGACAGTGAGCTTGAGGCGGCAAAGAGGGAAATGACAGAGGAAGAGTATGAGCAAGAATTTGAGTGTAGTTTTACTGCTACTCTGGTTGGCTCTTACTATGGTAAGCTATTGGAGAAAGCAGATAAAGAAGGTAGAATCACAAAGGTTCCCTATGATCCGATTGCACCAGTAGATACTTACTGGGATTTAGGGATAGGTGATACTTCGGCCATCTGGTTTGTCCAGGTTATAGGGAATGAGTATAGGCTTATAGATTATCTGGAAGAAGCAGGACAAGGGCTTGACTTCTACGTACGGGCATTGCAAAAGAAGCCATACATTTATAGAGAACACACACTCCCTCATGATGCTAGGGCAAGGGAACTGGGGACAGGTAAGAGTAGAGAGGAGACTCTCCGAGCTTTGGGGCTACGTAAGCTCTACATCTTACCTCGGTGGTCGGTGGATGATGGCATCCATGCGGCACGTATGACCTTACCCAAATGTTGGTTTGATGAGGTAAAATGTAAGAAGGGCATAGAGGCATTAAGGCATTACCAGAGGAAGTGGGATGCTAAGAATAAGATGTTTCTACAGAAGCCTAAACATGACTGGTCTTCTCATGGTTCGGATGCCTTCAGGTACATGGCAATGGGGATGAAGCCAGAAGGTACTAGGTCAGAGAATAAAGACCTACCTAGGGTAAGCCTAGATGAGTATGACTATTTTATGTAGGGGGAGAGATGGAGTTATTTAAATTATTCTTGGGAGATATAAGCTTTCTCGAAAAGATGTGTACGCTATCTTTTGGTGGAAGTAGTAAAGGTTCAGCACCACCTAAGACTTGGACAGGGTTTAAGCTTGCAGACCTTGAGAAGTTAAGAGGTATGGCCGGATCTATAGCTAGTCTGGCAGGGGAAACTAACCTTGATAAAGTAAGACCTAAGATGGTTGAGCTTGGGGAAAAAATTACAACTAGCCAAGAGAGGTACTGGGACTCTCAATCACAAATGTATAAAACCAGAACGGTAACACATGCACATAATAAACCTACAGAAGAACTAGTAGGTAAAGAAGAAGGCGGCGAAGAAG